TGTGTACGCATCACCCGCATCCATCCCGTTGAGGATATGCTTTGTGATTCGGTCGAGCTGTGCATTGCGCACATCTTGCAACGCCTCCACACCCGAATAATCCACCTCAACACGAAACGAAGAATCAAAGCGCTTGGCAATCTGTGTGAGCAAGAAAGAGAGCCTCTTGCCTCTTTTGGTTTGTACTTCCCAATAGTTTTGCGCTTGTTGACGTGATACCGCAAAGTTGGCGCTATTGTCGCCCAATACCGAAGGAGGCACACCAAAGACCGCGCTTATGGCTTGCCTTGTGTAGTCTCTCACGGCTTGAAACTCAAGATCACGGGGCGATACTTGCAACGGCTCAACGTTTACTTGCCCACTCAAGACCATTGCGCCTCCTTCACTGCTCATGCCTCTATATGCATCAAGGATCGCACGCCTTTGCTCATAATCCCAAATATCCGCTTCATCTGCGGGCGATATGAGGATGTCCGGTCGCCCTTTCTTTGCTGAGTCTGCGGCAAGCTTTTGGGCGCTTATATCCGCACTAATCTCACGCTGTAAAGGCTGCACACCGCCAAGACCATATAAGGAATCGACACCCGCGCCCCATGAGGCACTTTGCGCATACACCACACGATCGATCGGATACTCAACAGCCGTGCCGCTATCGGTAAACTCAAAGCCCTTGATACCCACAACGGGATCGGTGATGATCTTCGTTTGCTCAGGGTGCAAGCGAAAGAGCGAGGTGGGCACATCGGTTGTACCCGCAAGAAGCACATAACACCCGCCCGAAAGCATGAGATCCACAATCAATTGCTCACGAAACGAGAATCCATCTTTATACGTTGAGGGTTGATCCATGAGATCCAAGAAAGGATGCTCTTCGATGATCTCGCTATTCTCACCTTTTCCACGTATGAGCTTGATCGGCAAGGCGGCAAGGTCTTGCGATGCTCTTGAAACGGCCGCATATACATAACCGTGTGACGCAAATGCGCTCATGGACAACTTGACGGGGTAAGGGTTTGCGGCACCTTGAGAGCGTGCCCAATCCGCACCGTGCGCAGGCCTTTCGGGTTTCTCCACAGGCTTTGCAAACGCCTTTGTGATGCGCTGCCAAAAACTCAAAGGCTTTGCGGGTAAATCTTTGCTCATGTGTCACCTCTTCTCTTGCCTAATATAGCACGATCATGAGCGCATTGCCCAAAGCCTCAAAATAAGCTTATTTGCTCCCAATAAGATGGCGAGCTCCATTGATCCGCCATTGCCTGCGCAACACCCTTGAAAGTTTTGCTTCTCTCTTTTGCTGTCCTTGTTGGCGGTTGATATGATCCTCTATGGCTCGAGCTCTTAACAAAAGGTGTGTAATCTTCAACATGCTTTGTGGGTATCAAAGGTGGCAAACTCTTAAGCCAAAGCAGTGTTCTTTTTGAGTACGGATGGCCAAACATGTGAGGCTGTATTGCCTGCGTATATTGCGGCATGTTCAACATCTTGTATTGTGTTGGGTTTTCGATCGCGATGTGTTTTATCGGTGCATTGTAGAGCGCCATAAAAAACGCCTTTGCATCAAGGGCTTTTTTATATCGCTCTTGGTTGAGCTCGCCTTTTGGGAACATAAATCTTGCGCCCGCTCTTGATAAGTATGTACACGGAGGGAAAGCGATCATCATGTCATAATTGCCGCTATATGCCTCTTTGAGCGCATCGCCTCTTATATGCCATTTCGGATGACCTCCGCTACAATCCTGTACATCGCAACTATATGCCTCATGTCCTTTTTTGCGAAATGCAACGCACACCGCTTGCGATTCCTCACACGCTATAAGCACCCTCATTATCTTGCTCCTTGTTGTCTATTCATTATATGACAATGAATAGACAAAAGCAAGTTATCTTTTGAAATTATCGCGGTGTTGTATGCGTGCCAAAGCCTCACGAAATGCGATATCAGAAAGATCAAAGGCGCTCTTGATCTCCTCATTTGGAAGCGCTTGATCACGCACAATGGCACCAATGAGATCATCACAACCCTCTTGCCCGTGTTTGGCATTATAGGCCGTTACAAGATTCCTCAGGCGTGAGCGGTGCGCAATGATCTCAAGCTGCAATTCAATGAGCAGATCGATACCTCTTGAGAGCTTGCGTATCGAAGCAAGGATCCTGCCCTCAAGGCTTTGCATATCTATCTCTTTCTTGCGCATCACATATCTCCAAAGAGGCTCAACTGTGCATTTTCTCGCTTGTATTCCTCTTTTGCCCATTGTAGTCGACCGTTGATAATCGGCAAGTATTCATCGGTGATCTCCATACCCACAAAATCAAAACCCTCAAGGATGGCGGCTGCGCCTGTTGTGCCGCTTCCACAAAAGGGATCAAGAATCACGGATCCTTTTTGCCCGCCTATCAATCGACAACACCAACGCATAAGCTTGATCGGCTTGACAGTCGGATGTATGTTGCGCACCTGATCAGCGGTTCGACCTGCGCCCGCTCTCGGACTATTCAAGCCCTTTGAATCTTCGCCATGCACTTGCTTTGCAATACCTTTTTGCGCTTCGAGATGATCAAGACCCTCCTCACGCTCAGATCGTGAGGCTTTGGCGCATTGATAAAGGTTTGCAGGCCATCGGCCTTGAGGTGACCAATTATTAATTACTTTCTTAGAGGCATTGAATTGTGTGTCGCTTTTCATGTCTCTTATTGCTTTGTTTTCATGAGGTGGCCTGTAATTATTGTTTTCTGTATCACCTACCCAACACGGATCGCCATACCCAAAGCGACACCCATCTATATTGAGCGCACCTGTGCCATGTTTCAAGACATTTTGTGCAATGGTCAAACCCTTTTCAAGCGGCTTGCGAAGCAATAAGGCGGGCTCAACAGCGGGCTTGAGTGCCGTGCCAAAGCCATCCCATTTTTGAGCGTCTTGTGTTGCGGGTTTTGTGATCTTTCTATCAATCAGCACCCGCTCGCCCTGCCCAACACCAACGATACCGCTTGGCTCATTGTATCGCCTATCTATTCCCACAACCTCACGCACCGCACCCGCCTCACGATCAATCGCTTTGCTTATATCGTGCGACTTTGGAAACCCTGAGAAATAGCACCAATGAATCATATCACGGATCCGAAACCCGCCTTTTTGCGCAGCCATACCCAAAGCGCACACCGTGCGCGTTGATGAAAAGGCGATCATGTGCCCGCCATGTTTCAAGACCCGAAAGCACTCCGCAAAGAAGTTGTGGCAAGGCACAGCCGCATCCCATTCTTTCCCCATAAAGCCCTTTATTTTGCGCCCCTCTTCGATGTCTGCCCATGTACGGGCAATACCATCGGGCGACATGCCATAAGGCGGATCGGTTACAATTGCGTCAATGCTGCAATCAGGCAGCTCTTTGAGGAGATCCATGCAATTACCATGCATGATCTTTGCGGTTGGCATATCGTGCCACATATCTTGATCAGTCATATTTTATCCTTGTTTTATTGTCTGTGTTTGCGGTAACGGTACAAAAAGGCGCACTCATATCTCAATGCATCCATACCGTGATCATGGATCTTCTCAGGCTTGTCTTTACCTTTGGTCTTGCTCCACTTGTATTTACGAAATTCTTTGATCAACTCTTTGCAGTTGTTGAACACCACAAGAGCGGGCTTACCCTCTGCATTGAGTTTGAGGCGGTCTTTCACAAGGCCAATCGTTTCCATTACGCCCATGTGCTTTGGCGCGGGCTTTGTGAGCAAACCCAGCTCACGCGATAGAAGCAAGCGCCCATCCCTACTCTCAGGATCCGCAACAACCCATCTCAGATCGGGATCCTTTGCACCCAAAGCAAGCATCATGCGCCCGTTTTCAAGTGTGGTTTTTTCGGTCTTGAAATACTCTCTATAGACATACAGAACATCGTTATCCTCATCATGCGCAAGCCACAGCGCCACAAAAGGGTTTCTCACCCCAAAGTCAATGGCAACATCACGCGGCCAATGCGCAGGTATCTCAAAAGGCTTGACCACATGGATTGATCGATCAAACTCAGGATACACAAGCCCGCTTTGGCTTGTGAACATACCAAAAAGGCGCGCGTTTTGGCTTGCCTCGCTCAGGTGTGCAACGGCTCTCCTCAACTTGTTGCTCGATATGTACGGGTTATCAAGACCTGATATCGCATATCGATCAAAGCCTTGAGGCGGGCTATCTACAAAGAAATCATACATGAAAGACAAACCTTTCAAGGGCGTTGCGGTGATCAAAATCTTGCCTTTGGTATCCACAATGCGCAGCATACACTCCTCAAAGACCTCTTGATCGGGTTCCTCATCGCACC